AGCCAAAAGACTTACCGCCACCCGCATTGAAATCACCACTTGACTACCTAAAGAAGGTAAGGAGCAAATAAATGGCAAGCTTAACCCAAGGCGTAGCGCCACCAAATGTAACAACAACCCGCGAAACGGCGGCTGTTGCTCCTCAATACCTGACTGACTACCTGACGCAACTTGCTACGCAGGGTCAGCAGACTTTAGGTGTTAAAGATCCAGTCACTGGTGTATACACGCCACCCACTCAAGAACAGCTTAAAACGGCTGGTACGCCCTATGTGGCGCCTCTAAGCCAGCTACAAAAGGACGTAGCTACTTACGCGCCAGAAGCATTAAAACGTTATCAAACGCCAATGGACGAGGCTTTGGCCGCTGGCCAAGCTGGTGCAGGTATTGATCAGGCTGACATCTCCAAGTTCTACAACCCCTACGAAAACGCCGTTCTTGGCGACATGGCTAGTAGGAGTGCAACAAACGTCCAACGTAATCTTTTGCCCCAACTTAAAGCTGGATTTGTTGGCACTGGTGGCTTAGGTGGCCGCACCTATGCTAGCGCTTTGGGTCAAACTCTTGGGGACGTAAATACTTCTCTGTTTCAAGAGCAGAACAAAGCCAAAGCCGCTGGCTATCAGTCAGCTCTTGATGCCGCCTTGCGTGAGATGAGCGGTCAGACACAAGCTGGTCAAATGCTAGGTACTTTAGGTGCTCAGGAACAGCAAGCCGCAACGACTGGTCTAAAGACTGGTGCAGACATTGGCGCTATTGAGCAAGCTCAGAACCAAGCCATCATCAACGCACCAACAACAATGGCTGGTAACGTCGCTCAGATCCTACGTGGTTATACGTACCCAACCGTGACCACTGAGAAGACAGAAGGCCCCGCTTCGTCCTACGGCCCGTCTATCCTGTCTCAGATTGGTGGTTTAGGTTCATTGGTTGCGGCTGGAACAAACAAAGATCAAACTGGTATTTTGAACCAAGCGTTTAAATATATTGGTGGAGTATTGCCTGATAGTTCATCTAGTTTTACGCCCGGATCTCAAAGCGTAGATGAAGCCAAGTACTCTGAAGATCTTGGCAACTTTCCCGGCTAAGGACTAATATGGCTACTAAACCACAAGACTTTACAAGTGCACTTGGCGGTGAAGCCATGCAAAAGTATTTGGACGCTCAAAGGCGAGCCAACGAAATTTTTGAAGAGCGTCAAAATCGTTTAATTGATCCAGTTTACCTTGCTATGGCTCAAGGTTTTTTGGCGCCCACAAAGACTGGATCTTTTGGTGAGTCGTTAGGTAACGTCGCCGCAACGGTAGGCCCTGCCCAAGCCGCTGAAGAAAAGCGCAACATGGACATGGCTAGGGTACGTTTGGAGATGGCTCAACAAGGTTTACAGACTGACATTCAGACGAAACAAGCTGAGATGAAGCAACGCCTTATCAATGAAGATCTAGGCGTAGATTCACCTTATGCAAAACCGCCTGTAACACCTCAAGTTGCCCCTCAGCCTGCCCCTCCTGCCGCACCTGCTGGCGCTTTGCCATCTGTTGGTCAACCGCCTGCTCAAGCACCTGTTCAAGCACCTGTTCAAACATCTACTCAAGCACCTTTGTCTATAGCACAGCCTGCGCCTCCTGTGCCCCAAGCTCCTCAGCAAGCGCCTATAACTCAAGCACCACAGCAACCTGTTGGTACACAGTTGTTCCCTGCACAGCCAGAAGGCTTTACTGCGCAAGAAAAGTTAGATTACAAACGAGGTTTAGCCGCTGGCAAAGATCCTTATGAGATCCGCAAGGACATCATGGAAACTCGTCGCAAAAACATGGTAGTTAACCCAGCAGGCACGGTTGGAGTAAACGTAGCGACTGGTCAGAAGTTTGGTTTTGATCCAACACCGACAGACACTTACATTTACGGGTATGGAAATTATAAAATTCCTGCTACACACGCAACAATGCTTGGTGAAGCTCAACAAGACCCAGACAAATATGCCGCGTTGGCAAAAATGATTGTGTTTGGCCCACAAGCCAAGCCTGTTGCACCGTCTACACCCAACGCAACACCTACAGGAGCGGCGCCTGCTGGAGCTCCAGCGCAAAGACCAACCACAACGCAATCAGAAGCCGAGGGTGCGCAATCAAGGGCTGAAGCTACAAAGAGAGGTGAGGGTAGGGAAAGTCGAACAAACACAGCGCTTGATGCGGTCAAAGCCGCTGAGGATACCCGCATCATTGCTCAAAGCGCCAAGGACGTTATCAATCAGCCTAATTCTGAGCTGTTCATGGGTATCTTTGAAAAGCCGAAGATCAAAACAGCCTTGGCAAAAATGGTGGAGGACACAGTGTTTGCACCTACCAACTTCCGCGAAGCTGTTACATCAATGAACATCGCCTTGAGCGTCCCACGTAATCCTGACGAGAGCACCAAGGACTACATGGCGCGTAAGCAAGACGTTATGGATCGCTACATTGAAGCAACCACATTGATGGCTCAAGCCAAGTTCGCGGCGAGCTTGTTGTCTAAAGGTCAAGGCACGATCACTGACGGTGAGCGTAAGTTGTTTGCTGACACGACAATCAACACAAAGATGTCTGTCAACAGCTTTAACAAGATCTCTGACATGTTGATCGAGCGTTCTAAGTTTGCTGAGGACTTAGGAAGCAAGCTTGCTCTAAACAGAATGCAGATTGATGACTTTAAGCAAACGCCTGAGTACAAGAAGATGGCGCGTGAGTATGAAGGTCGTCTAAGCTCAATTCTTCGTGGTGGCAGACCTGCGTCAAGCTCTGGTGGTAGACCAGACCTGAACGCGGCGCAAGCAAACATTGAGAGGCAGGTTCAATAATGGCTGATCTCAAGCTTAATTTTTTAAATAACAAGCTATCTAAGGAACAGCTTGAAATGGCTCAGAAGGTGGCTAAAGCCGCCGCCGCCATGGGTATTGATCCTTCGTTCGCCGTTTCGATTGCTTTCAAGGAAGGTAGCCTCAACCCCGACACCATTGATCACCCCAAATCAGGCGCAATTGGGATGATGCAAATCCTGCCAGATACTGGTAAGGCTTATGGCTACTCTGAAGCAGATCTTCGCAAGCCTGAAATCAATCTTATTGCTGGACTCAAGAACCTCAAAGAGTCTTTGGCTTACGCAAACAACAAACCAATGTTAGCGGCTGTGTACTACCACAGCGGCCCTGACGCCATTAAAGATCAAGCCGCTGGCAAGGACTTAGGCCCTAATGCATTGGCGTATATTAAAAAACTCAAAGAGTACGGCACGTTTGACGCCTTCAACCCCGACTTTAAAGCTCCAACGGAATCTGAAGCCCCTAGCGCTCCTGCCGCACAGCCAGAGCCTTCTGCGCCACCCCCACCTTCTGGAATGGCTGGTGTGACCATGCCAACTACAGCTCAGGACTTCATTAGAGCTGACTCTGAGGCGGATCTAAAGCGGAACCATGCGCGCCTTTGATATGGCTAGAAATCCACAGAAAGCCCCTACAGGCGGTTTGCCGACGGGTGGAGCACCTACTCCCCCACCAGCTCCCCCAAGCGCTCCTACAGGCGGTTTGCCCAGCTTACAAGGTCAACCAGTACCTTCTGTTGTTCGTCAGGCGCCTGCTACTGGCTATGGTACGTACAACTACGGCGTCTCCCAAGGCTTGACTGACATTGAGTCTGGTTTGGCAAAGGACATGACTAAGCAGGCTGGTGGTGTTCACGACCTGCTGACACAGCGTCGTGAAGCTTTGAACAGGCTTCAAGGCATGGGTGCTAACGACTTTGTAGAGAACCCACGGTTTGGCGGGATCATGACGCAGGCGCCTAGCGTGGGCGGTGGCGTTAGGGTAGACCCAGCAACTGGTGTTCCCCAATCTTTTGCCATGCGAGTACCAGAAGCTGGTCAGCCTGCTCAACTTGCACCTATTCCTAAAGCACCAATCATCCCTACAGTTCCACCCCCACTCTCGGGCTTAGATCAGGTGAAAAACATGTTTACTGGAATGATGAGACAGAGCATGAGGTACTTGCCAGTGGTTGGGCCCCCTTTGGCTGGCTTGAGTATCGGACGTGACTTGGCTGACATCGAGACTCAGTTTGATCGACCCCTCAAGGAGCGCGACTACACTGACATTGGTTTATCCACCGCTGGCATTTTGGCTACTGGTGCTTCACTGTATCCGCCTACTTTCCCTGTGGCGGCTCCTTTGAGCATCGGCATACCTGCTTTCCGTGGCATTCGCAGGAACATCTTGGCTCAAGAGTCAGACCCTGCTGTTCAGGCATTTATTCAGTCAGAGCCAACCGCAAGAGAATTAGAAGAAGCAAGTCGCCCATCTTTCAGGTATGCTAGACCTTGATAGAATTGCCATACAAGTGACTTTTCGAGCAGTTGCCACTTGTTTTAGCCCCCCCGTATAAGGGGGCTTTTTTTTACTCATCAAGTTCCTGCTCGAAGCGTTTAGCGTCCACTAAGTCGTCAAACTCGTGGCAGTCTTTGCGGTCTCTAGGGTTTTCGTTAAACTGTGTTTTAGCAAAGTCCCTAACAACGTAGTAGCGCTGAGCGTCTTCTGCCCACACCTTGATCTGATCAAGAAAGACTGGAAGCTGTGAAGACTTCCAATCCTCGCCAAACAGCTCGTTGATGAACTGTTTAGGTGTCATAGGTTTTCTCGATATTCACCAAGAGCGCGAGCTACGTTGGTGTTCAGCGAGTTAACGAACTTGATGCACATATCACGCTCGGTTTTAACGATAGCAGGCACAGCCGCCATGATGAAGCCGTCAGCCAGCTTTTGAAGGTCTTCTTCAAGGAAGTCGTAGTTCTCCTCAAGGTAGATCTTGCGGAAGGCTTCTTTGATTTCGTCTAGGTTTAGGTAGGGGTTCATGTGTGTTTATTTTTAGCTTGCCAGTATTTGAGGAGGTGATAGAACATCTCCTCCCCGCGTTCGAGGTCTTCTTGAGACCATTCTTTGATGACCACGAGACCGGGCTCCGTGACCGACACAAAGACATTTGCGCATCTCGCGTATGGAAGATCTAACCCCAAGCGATAGGCGGCTAATTGCATAAGGTGCTCGTCATACACGTCTACCTTCTCTGGGTCTGTGAACTCCTTTGTTTTAAAGTCAATCACAATCCCATCGCCGTCTTCGGTGTGTAGGTCTAGCTTTCCACCAAAGCCCAGATCATTGGCAAAGGACTTCTCAGCAACCCATGTAGGTTCACCAAAGTGCTTCTTAACCTCTTCACCCACGCCAAGCTGATAATCAGCCATATTGGCGATCATTACGCCCTCGTACCAACTCTCCAAAGCTGTGTGAACCTCTGTGCCCCTTTGAGCGGCGGCACGAGCGTGTTCTCTTGAGTCTTTGATGACTCGTTGGACGTACAGCTCTTCAGCCTCGTCTGGCGCCCTTGGAAGGGTCATGGCGGCGAGCATCATTTGATTGAGCTTCCACGCCTCGAGGCCGGGCTTTGCGGCACACCCAATGATCGTCGTAACCGACGGCACAAGGTTTAGCTTGCGCGCATCAGCCAGTGTAGTGTTACGTGGTTGTCCGTTCTTGGCTTCCACGGTGTATTTTGGTTGCCCATCTCGGGTGTACCAATGTGAGCTTTCGCTCGCTCTTACGGTAATGCTCATTTGACAGACCTCAGTTTGTTTGGAAAGCATTCTTCAAGGGTAAGTTGATATTCTTTTTCCAAACCGTGTAGCCAGTCTTGAAGCAGGTCAGCACGAAGCATCATGTCGTGCTTACGCCACTCTTCTAAGTTTCCAATCTCACCTGATCCTTCAGACCAGTTTGCTTTTAACGTGGGTTTTGCAGTGCTCATTTTGTTTCCTTTAATTTCCACTTTACTTTTGGTGATCCATTAGATGATTTGGCTATGCCATAACCGCAAGAGACAACAAGCTGTTCTCGCTTTGCGGTTCGGATAATATGCCCCCAAGCCCTACTATCTGGCGGAGGCTCAAGACCGTATAACTCAGCGTAAGCTCGTGCTTCTTCAACTAAGAATCCATATGGGTTTGACTGAGCAAACTGCATCAAGAAGTTATGTGCCCTTGTTGACCAGTCGCCCAGTTCCCTATCGGCTCGATCTGACGAGAGCCTAGCCATTTCATGACCCTTGCTCTCATAAAAACCGAACATGTCAGCCGTTGAGTTGTCTGTAGGGTATTTCATGATCAGAAGGGCAAATCGTCTTCCATGTCGTCAAAGCCGCTAGAAGGGGCTTTATCGGGCTTTGGAGCGGTTTTTCTGCCTTGGACAGCCTGCCACTCAGGTGAGTCCTCAATCATCGCCTTAAGGCCCTTTCCGAAGGTTTCAAACAACTCAAGATCAGGTTCTGCGATACGGAACACTTGGTTGGGGTTGATGGCCGGCGGAAGTCCAGCTTGTTTGATGACCGAAGGAACAGGAGCTACGCCCTTGACATTGGAGTACATCTTGCCGTTTTTGCCGGGTCTTGGGATCACCGTCAACATGCACCAAGCTCCGAGGATGCTCTGGATGTCAAAGCGTCTCATCTCCGTGTCTGTGAATGGCTTGTTACGCCAATTCTGTAAGTCGATCCGCAAGTTAGCCTTTTCTGACCAACTCAGCGTGTAGTTCTTGAAGATCGCTAATGGGTCACCGCGCTCAGTGACGAGCTCGTTCCCTTCGTCGTCTTTGCCGTGGAGTTCCCAACCAAGCATGATCTTGCGTTGATGCTTCTCTTGACCTTCGTACTCAGAACGCTGGGTTCCTAAGTCGATGATGCGATAGCAACGTGCAAGATGAAGACCTGCTGGCACGGGTTTAAAGTCGCCTGCTGGCGCTGTGTTTTCTACAAAAAAGCTCATGATTTTTCCTTAAAAATGTCGTTAAATTGGCTAGTAAACTGATTGATAAACTGGTTTAGTTTTGGGTCTGTTTTGGTTGCTTCCTCAAGTAAATATTTTTCGTATTCCTGCTGTAACACAGGGTCTTTTTTCCATTCCTCGTACTCTTTGTGTGTTGCCATGGTGATCCTCACTTATCTGATCCAAAAAAGAATGCCATTCCGATTTCGTCAGGGATCCTAGCCCCGCCGCTGTATATGTGGTTGATGTCCACGTTTTCGTTCATGCCATCAGCGATGCCCATGAAGTAGTGAAGGTTCTCTGTGTGCCAATCAAGCACCATGAGAATGCCGATGCGACCTTTGCTGGTGTCAAACCATAGGACGTCTTGTAAGTTCATTCTTCGTCCTCTGGATATTCTTCTGGGTCTTCGCGATCTTCGTCTGTTTCAATCGCCGTGTTTTGAGCCTCTTGCTCACGTACAGCTTTGTTGCGCTCTTCGAGCTCTTTCCACTCTTGGGGCGTACGCTTAGGGTTGATAAAGCCTTCAGGGCTTTCGGCTTCAAGTTCAGCCATAGTTTTGTGGGTCTTCATGGTCTCCAAATAAAAACGTCAAGGGCTAAAATCACTGCGCCGATGGCAAACAGGATCACGTTGATGCGCATGGTGCGGAATTCTTTGTCGTTCATGTCAAACCTCCCACACAACTAATGCGGTGTACAGGGCAACAAGAAACAAAGCGTAGGCAACCCAAGTTGCAATTCGGCGCTGAGAGAACTCAGGCTCAATGTTGAGTAAAGCCATTTGCAGAAGCTCTGCGTCATGACTCATGTCGTTGCGTTTGGGAGGGGTGTAGCGACACCCAATCTGAAGACCAGACTTGGTCGTGTAGGGAAGTTGTTTATCCATTGATTTCTCCTTAACCGCCGTATCGGCGTACGCGAATCTTAACACGGTGTTAAAAGCAGTCAACACAATCCCGACTAAATTGTGTGGTTTCTTTTAATTTAAAGTTAATGTATACTTGTCGCCAAGGAAGAACAAAAATGAAATTGCGTGAGTATTTTGAGACGGAACCGCTAGGCGCCAGAGGAGAGATGGCGGCGCATCTTGGCATCAGTTTGACATGGATGTCACTGTTGATCCACGAGCGCAGAACTGCTTCTGCCGCGTTAGCTGTTAAGATTGAAAAAGCAACACAAGGACTGGTCACAAGAAAAGACTTGCGTCCAGATTTGTTTTTCGTGTAAAGTTTGAGGCACGGCTAGGTAGGGCTTGATCACCCTGCCGAAAAGCGTTCCATCCCCGCCTGCCGCTGTTTCTTTTTGGGATGTGTTATTGGGATCGGTATGCACTACTTTCAATTCAATATTGGCGACTATAGAGCCGCCACTGCGCATCTTTCAAACGAAGAGGATCTTGCTTATCGCAGGCTTCTCGACATGTACTACGACACCGAACAAAAGATCCCATTGGATACCCAGTGGGTTGCCAGACGGTTGCGAGTCGATACCAAGACGGTTGACGCTGTACTTGCGGACATGTTTGTCAAACAAGAGGATGGATGGTTTCATGCTCGTTGCCAAGTTGTGATTGAGCACTATCACGCCATGGCAGAGAAAAACAGGACTAATGGAAAATTAGGTGGTCGTAGAAAGAACCCAGTGGGTAACCCAGTGGGATCCGACTCGGAACCCAGCGCTAAGGCAACTAATAACCAAGAACTAATAACCAATAACGAATCTAAAGAAGCTAAAGCTTCTCCTGACATCGGCAAGCCGAAGTCAGTGCCCCCTGCACCAATTCAGGAAATAGTTGAGATGTATAACAACATCCTTCCTGAACTGCCACAGACTATCGTTGTCAACGATTCTCGTAAAAGAGCTATAGCCGCCAGATGGCGTGAGGTTGTCACTGCTGACAAACTTGACAGACAAGGTGGCTTGGACTTTTTCAAGTGGTACTTTGAGATGGTCAAGACCTCGAAGTTCCTGACAGGCAAATCTAAGGACTGGAAGGCTGACATGGACTTCCTGTTCAACCCAAGCAAGTTTCCCCGAATCATCGAAGGCACATACCACAAGGATCAAAAATGAGTTACGCATCAGCCAAACAGCGCTACGCTGAAAAAACAACAGATACATTTGATGGCCCTGAAAGCCATGACTGCTTTGCCAATGGTTGCCCCATGGCTGGTGGTATCTCCACTGGTGGCAAATGGGTCTGTGCCTACCACCATCAGGCTACTTCGGACATGTGGCCTCGTGTGACAGAAGCTCTGCGTGATGCTGAGAGCATCCGTGTTGCGATCAACGAAGTCATGAAGATCGACATGATCTCTTGGGGCGCCATGGTCAACGGCTATCCACCCAAGTGGCAAGAGTTTGCCGCTCTGTTTGACGACCAGCCAGAGCTTCAGCCGACTGAACACGAGAAGATCCGCAAAACAAAGTACGAATACCGCCTGCGCAACGAGCTGGCTATTCGTGCAGGCTTAGCAAAGAGAAAGGTATGACAAAGCATGAAGCCCAAAAAATCCTCGACCAAATCCGCGAGGGGTATGGTCATGCCTACACCGAGGCTTGCGCCATCGAATGTCTGTATCTCACAGGAGACCTTGGAGCACATGAAGCAATGCGAAGCTCGGGAATGGATGAGCAGGTACGAGAAGAAGGCTATCGAGAAAGGCTCCGCTGGCGCGCAATTATGGTGGCAAGGAGTAAAGAATGACATCGCAAAACGAAGAGGCAAACCAGCTTGTGACGACCTTGTCCAAAGAATGCAAAATGAACGCAACTTGCGTAGAGCTGGACTTCCCCCCAGCAGAGCTGTTTCCCAACAGAGCTAAGGGTGTTCATTGGGGACGATTACATAAACTGCGCGCAGACTATCGAGAGAACAGTGCGTGGTTAGCAAAACACCAACTGAAGGGATGGAAACATGCCGGCAAAGAGTTGATGTTGACGTTGACGTTTGAAATGCCAGACAAGCGTAAGCGTGATGCAGATAACTGCCTAGCCGCGGCCAAGGGAGCTTTAGACGGATTGGCTGACGCGATGAATGTAAATGACCAGCTTTTTCAACCAATCTTGATTTACCGCGTAGCCGGACAAAAGCCCGGCAAAATTTCAATCAAAATCGAGGAACAAACATGAGCGGAAAACTTATTGACCCTAACGACGCAGTGGACTTTATGATTGCCCACTCCGCCAAATATGCCGAGGCCGAGGCCAACAAGGTGTTTATGGAGGAGCTAAGGAAGACAATCAAGGCCGAGGAAATGAAAAACGCTGAGATTTATGGAAATGGCGAGTACAAGACCGCCGCCATGCAGGAACGCGAAGCCTACGCCTCCCCACGCTACAAAGAGCACTTAGAAGCCCTTAGACAAGCCGTACAGGAGCGCGAACGCCTCAGATGGCTCCTGATAGCCTGTCAGGAAAGAATCGCTGTATGGCGCTCTATGGAGGCTTCTAACCGCCACGTAGAGAAGGCCACCCTGTGAACAACTCCCTCACCGCCAAGGAAAAAGCCTATGTCGGGTTGGTCAAGGAGCTCCCCTGTTCTGTGTGCGACCAAGAGGGGCCCAGCGACGCCCATCACGTCAAACAGCACAGGCAGTACACCGTGGTGGCTCTGTGCAAGTCCTGCCACCAAGGAAGCAAGATGGGCTGGCACGGCGAGCGCAGGGCGTGGGCCATAGCCAAGATGGAGGAGATCGACGCCCTAAACGTGACGATTCAGAGGGTGATGGAGCTGTTGATCAAGAGGTAGGGTTTGTTTCTTTTTTGTTCTTTTTTTTGACATAAAACTAGCCTACGATTTCATGGCAACAATAGGTTGCGCTAACGGGGTAAATCATGAAATTTGAAATAGAGTTTGGTTGGATTGGAAATGAGAAGGTTACGATCGAGTCATGGGATTTCGAAAAAATTACCGAGATACATAATTTCATCCAATTCATGGAAGAAAACGGCTGGGCGGTTGACTATGAAGCAGTTGAGCCTGATGATGAAGATGATACGGAAGAAGAAGAAGTGATACCTGCGGGGTTGGTTTCAGACAACACTCTGTAACTTATAAGCTACAAAAGGGGCTTACTTCGCTAAGAGGTAAAGCCCCACATTTGAAAAAGCATATCCGATATATACCATTGCCATATACGGGTTCCCTTTGAAGAGTTGTTCCCCCGCAATGTAGGCGTAGATAAGCCCAGTGATGATGATTAAAGGCCCACTCATCAGAACTCACTCACGTCGTAGACTTGGCCCCTGAACTCGATCAACCCCTCTCCAAATTTATGGCACAGCTCTGGCCACAACAATCGACCATTGAAAAAGTTTAATACAGCAAAACCACTACGGTGATTGCTTGGATTTAGTTCGGCATAGGTAAATTGAGGGCCGTCAATTTCAGCCAATGTTCCGGTATCGACCCCAAACCTCACGCCATTATAATCACTGAACGGCGTTACTTTTAAGGAATGTAAGTGCCCACTAACCAATGAAACTCCCGCTTGGACGGTGTTGTTATGGGTAGCATGAATTCCGCCCTTATATCGGTGTTTGATAATGCACTGATCAGTAGGCCACACTGCCCAGCAAAAGTCCCAATCTGGGATATGGTCGGTGAGTTTAAACCCTTGAACTTCTTTAAACTGTGGCGCATGTTGAGCAAGCCTGTTGCCAAACCGAATGTCATGATTACCCCATGTAAACAGGAGCTTTACATTATGACGGGCGGCTTTAGCGACCTCCTCAATCTCGCCTAAAGCACCCTGACAAGCTTTTAATTCTTGAATGACAGAGGTCTGTGGCTGGTCAGTTACATCATGTCTTGATATAGACGCACCGTCAAATGCGTCTCCATTGCAAATCACAACCTGAGGGGCAAGCTCTTGTATCATGTACAAAAGCCCTTTAAACGCTGTGGAGCGTTGACCGGGTATGAAGTGAGCATCAGAAAATACAATTACACAGCCGTCCAGCATCCCAAGTTCAACTTGTTTTAGTGGAGAAAAAGATTTTGGTCTGCTGGCATCATATTTAGCACTCCGAGTGTCTATACCGCCTAATTTGATATTATGGGTTTCTTCCATACTACGTCTGCGGTAGTTCACTGCTCTTTCGGTAATGCCTAGAATCTTTGATAATTTTGTAACAGATTGATGCCTGTCCCACAGTTCTATAAACTGCTCATCTGTACAAGAATTCAGGTTATTACTTGATACCATGAGAATCCTTTGATGAGAGCAGGCGCTCTAACAAGTTAATAATTCGGTGCTCCTCTTTCTCCAAATCATCTTCACTGGATTTTGGATCTTGGGCTACCGTCATAAGATCGTGCAAAAAAACATGAAGTAACTCGTGCAGGGCTGTCTTGTCAAGGCTCTCTGGGGTAATCTTCTCCGCACCAAAGTCACCTAAGCGGTATATAGCCAACCTAGCCCCATCATTAAATTCAACCGAAGCCATTGCTTGTTTGGCCGGCTTCAATCCTTTTTCAATTCTCCAGTCGCCAAGATTCAACACTTGTTGCCAATTTTTGACACTTTGTGCAAACAATTCAGCGTGTTCTGACGTAGGAATGTTAGGCATTACAAGACCTTATACAAACTTTATTACACTTTTATTTAATAAATAGATTATTTATTAGGGTTTGTCCTAATAAAAATATTTTCAAAAGACTTCACAAGCGCTTTAACTTCGTGTTAAGATGCAATCACTGCAATCCGCAGTGTTACTTGAAAGACCAAAATGAGACCCATCGTAAAAGCCGCTCTGGCAATCCCTGAAATGCAATTCGCATTCGAGTGCATCTGTGCAGATGACTCACGCAAGTTTGGGAAAGAAATTACCCCTGACTTTTACTGTGACGAAGTCATCGTGAGCGAGGCTGAGTACCGCCTCTCTACCTACTTTGAAGACGGGCACATCAACGACGATATGCGCTTAGGTGAAGAAGGCGCCGAAGGCAAGAAGATTGCCCAGAAGGACGTTCGTATGCTCAAGGCGTTCATCAAGAAGTACAAGACCATGGACAGCATGTGGAGCAAGTACACCAACCACTTGATCAAATAAGCCAGTAGGGGGGTCAAACCCCCTACTAGGGAAACTACCTAGAAAATAATTTAAAAAAAGATTGCACACACGCTTTAACTTAGTGTTACAATACATTCACTGCAACAAGCAGGTTACATGAAAAAGGAAATTGGAAATGACTACTACTACAGCTCTCAAGATCGTTGACCAACTCGGTTTGATCGAAGACCAAATTGCCGCTCTGCAAGAGCAGGCAGACGACCTCAAGAACCAACTCAAAATGTTGGGCCAAGGTTCTTACGCTGGCACGATGTACGTGACCACCATCAAGCACACCCCAGAGAAGAAAACGACAGCATGGTCTGCCGTTGCCAAAGAGCTGAACGCTCCTGCTGACCTGATCGCCAAGCACACCAAGGTCACCTACAACATCCTCGCCGCCGAAACAAAGGCATTGTCAAACTAATCCCTGCCCTTCGGGGCATTTACTTGAAAGACCATTATGAACTTTGAAAACATCTACACAGAAGCCCTCAACGCCGCCAAAGCCGCTGAGTCCGCATTTATGGAAAAGCATGGCGAGCCACTGTACTGTGGCTTTGCTTGGGTTGACTTGCCAAGCGCTCGTGTTCCCTTTGTGAACTGGTGCAAGAAAAACAATGTCGGTCGCAAGCACTGGCAAAAGGGCTGGTCTATCTGGAACCCAGCCAACAACCCAACACAGTCCATGGACGTCAAAGAAGCCGGCGCCTATGCATTCGCAGAAGTCCTGCGCAAGCACGGCATCACAGCTTACGCAGGATCAAGGGCAGATTAAAAGATGGGGCTTGTGCCCCTCTTTAATTTCATGTTACAATGCAATCACGCCAATCAGGCGTTTACTTGAAGGAAATTAAAATGGCAAATGAAATTGAAACATCATTCAACACTGAAGCGCAAGTCCGCATTAGCGTTGACCAGTACGACAGCGGAGTATGGCTGTGCCTGCAAGGGCGCCGTGCAATGATGAGCGCCGTAATGACTCGCGCCGAAGCTGAGCAATTGCTGGCTAATTTGCAACTCGTCCTTGCTAAAGAGGTGACAGCATGACCACTTTATTTAAATTGGAAGAGCACCTCATGATGCTGTTGGTCGAAGACAAGATCTGCTTCGAAGAGGGCGATTGGGATCATTTGGCAAAAATCCGTATGGCCATAGACGACACACGCGATCAGATCGAGTCTTTCAAAAAGGTGACAGCATGAGCGAGACCAACATGAGCCCGTACATCAAAGGTTTCAACGCAGGTGTGGACTGCGTTTTGACCGAAATCGAGCGACTTGAGAAAACAGGGGCTCTGAGCCTCGATCAGCTACTCAAGCACCTTGACCCTCAACGAGATCAAAAAATGGCTCAAACGCCCGATAAAGGTGCTCTATGAGGCTTTCTGTGATCAAGAGCGTACGAGTTACGCTTCGCGGAATACCTGACGGTATAACTTTAGAAGATCTATCTGAGCTTTTGGATAGATCAAAATACAACATAAGGAAAGCGTTAAAGAACATGCCTGACGTGTACATAGATCGATGGGAAGTAGCACCAAGAGGGCAATTCAAAGCTATTTGGTGCATCGTTACCCCGCCAGAAGATTGTCCAAGACCTAATGGGAGAAGTCATGATAATTAAACGTGCAATTGCTGTAGAAAGCCTTACAAAGGTTTGCGAGGAAAGCCTAAACCTAATCAAGCAATTGATTGATGCCGACAACGATGTATATGCCAAGGGGTTTGAAGATGGCATGGCGGCGCAAGCTAAAGTGCAACAGACTTTAAAACCTTTTGCAGGGCTTACGGATGAGGAGATTCAGAAGGCTTTGGGTGTAACGCCTGAGAGCTCCAACTGGAACATGGTCATGGTGCTCGAATGGGCAAAGAAGATTGAAACCGCAATACTGGAGAAAAACAATGGATGATGATATTCAAGACTACATGCGCCCTTGGAAAGGGTTGACAGAAGACGAAGCAATTGAGCTTTTGCCTATTGGTGATTGGGAAATTGAATCTACTTTAGTGTTTGCTCGAGCAATTGAAGCCAAACTCAAAGAGAAGAACACATGATCAAGTACGAGGGCTATGACGAAGCGATCATTGGCCCCGCCATGATCTGGCGTGATCGACAACAGGTTCAGGTACTCGTGTACGACGCCGAAAAGATAAGGGAAATACTCATGCGTGATGGCATAACCGCCGAAGAAGCAAGAGAGTACATAGAGTTCAACATTGAGGGTGGCTACCTAGGAATTACAACTCCTGTGTTGGCTTGGTCTCAAGACTTTTGGGACGAAGAATGACTGAGCAAGAAACGATTGCAGAGCTACAGGTCAAGGTGCAAGAACTTGAGTCAAAGCTGAAACACGCCACAGTAAAAGCCGCAAACCTTGAGAAACAAAACAAAGAATTCAAGCTAACTATCAAGGACATGGATAGAAGAATAATGAGGGGACTGAAGGACTGATTGCATACAAACACAAAGATCCGTTAAACTTTGGGTTAAAGGAGTGCAGTGATGGCCAAGAAACCAAAGAGTCTTTCCAGCGACCCAGTCGCCGATGTGACAGGTAAGCCGCAAACAAAAGAGGTGACCAAGACAGGCAGACCTTCCAAGTACACGGATGAGCTAGTCAATACCATCTGTTTACGTATAGCAGAAGGGGAAAGTCTGAACAAAATATGCAAAGACGAGAAGATGCCAGACAAGGCGACCGTGTTCCGTTGGTTGGTGAACGATCAAGTCTTTTGCGACAAATACGCACGTGCGCGTGAACTTCAGGCTGAGACGCAGTTTGATGAATTGATCGACATCGTTGACCAACACCCTGATTTAGCTCACGTCATAGGCAAAAACGGTGAGGTGATCGAGGTCAAGTTCGATTCTTCCTACGTACAGTGGATGAAGCTTAGGGTTGACACCCGCAAGTGGACAGCCGCTCGCATGGCGCCTAAGAAGTACGGTGAGCACAAGCAGGCTGAACAAGAGTTCGATCCGATGGTCATTGACGTGGATGTGAAGAAGATGATGGACGTTGCCCTTAAGCGTCTTGAGATGTCACGGATCAATTGATGAGCGAAACAAGAATCATCAGTGATGCTGAGGCCAATCAACTTACCGCGGAACTCTTAAAAGAAGTCCAACAGAAAGCCAGCCCCTACTGGCGTATAGCCATTGCAAAGCGCTCAGAATGGCTTACAGGCGCTTTTGATCACCAGAAGCCACCAGAGGGTGAGCCTTGGGGTGAAGACAAGCAATGGGGAATATGGCTCATGTTAGCTGGCCGAGGCGCCGGCAAGACCCGTACCGCGGCTGAACAGCTTTGGTGGTGGGCATGGGAGAACCCCAAAACCCGATGGCTCGTGTCAGCTCCTACGTCTATGGACGTTAGGGGTACGTGTTTTGAGGGTGAGTCAGGGCTGATGGCTGTGATCCCACCTGCGTTGATACGAGACTACAACAAAGCCCTACATGAAATTGTCCTAATCAACGGGAGCCTGATCAAAGGTATCAGCGCCAGCGAACCTGATCGCTTCCGTGGTGGCCAGTATCACGGCGCATGGCTGGACGAGCTGGCCGCTTGGGATTACCTTGACGAAGCGTGGTACAACATCCAGTTCGCCGTGCGTCTAAAGAAGGACGACGGTAGGACGCAGATCATTGCCACGACTACCCCACGTCCCAAAGACCTGATCGTAGAGCTCATAGGGCGTGAAGGAGACGACGTAGCGCTCACCACGGCATCTACCTATGTCAACCTAGAAAACCTTGCGCCAAGCTTCAAGAAGCAGATCCTCGCCTTTGAAGGAACCCGCATAGGACGTCAGGAAATCCACGCGGAGCTCATAGACCCCGAGGAATCAGGTATCGTCAAGCGCGAGATGTTTAAGCTTTGGGCGCCCAACAAGGCGTTCCCCAAGTTCGAGTACATCCTACAAAGCTACGATTGCGCCAGCTCAGAGAAGACTGTCAACGATCCAACAGCGTCCATCACGTTCGGCGTGTTCAAGCCACTAGACGGCCCCATGTCCGCGATGGTGATCGACTGTTGGCAGGATCGCCTGCAATACCCAGACCTACGCCCCAAGGTGATTGAGGAGTACGACGTGGTGTACGGCGAGGGCAAAGAGAAGAAGCGCATAGACCTAATCCTTGTGGAGGACAAGTCCTCGGGCATAGCTCTTATACAAGACTTGCAACGAGCGCACCTGCCTGTTCGGGCGTACAACCCCGGTCGGGCTGACAAGATCCAACGCCTGAACATCGTGTCCAACATCATCGCCGCTGGGCGTGTATGGATCCCTGAGAGCGGCGTTAGGAGGGGCTACGTCAAGGACTGGGCTGAGGGCTTCGTGTCCCAGATCTGTAGCTTCCCTGACTCAACCCACGACGACTTTGTGGACGCCTGCACCCAAGGCTTGCGGTTCCTACGCGATGCTGGCTGGCTGGACATCGATGGCGCCCCAAGGGACGACTATGACGAGGACGACTACTTGGACAGTGGCATGGCTAAGAAGCGCGAGAACCCATATTCACAATGATGGACGAACTCCAACACCCAAGGTATCATTGGGCTAACAGCAACTCAGCGGGATAAGCCATGGCTGACGAAAACAAACCAGCGTTCTACCCACGAGTTGGGAACATTAGGAATAAGAACTTCAAGTCGGCTCAGCCAATGCCGTTCATTGATGACGAACGTGCGATGGAGCTTCCGCAGTACAGCGAGTTCATCCCTAAGCTTGGAACGGTTGACCTTAGCGTCCCTACTAAAGAGAACCGAGAGCTGAACAGACGCATTACCCAACGTGACGCTGACCTCATGCGCCAAGTGCAGGCTGACAGGTCTTTCCCTGAGAAGCTGGCTGGTGGCTTACAGGCTGGTAGGTTGATGGGTTCAGCCCTCGCTCAATCTGTTGCTTCAATCCCTACAGCGATCACCAAGGGCGGTAAAGCCGCTGAGGAGTACATCGCCGAGAACATGTACAAGCCTACACAGCCCTTGGCGTATGAGTACGCTGGTGACATTGGCGACTTCCTTGAGAAGCTCGAGACACAGTACAAGATCCCACCAGTGCTACCCGAGGCGATGGCTTTGCAGTACTTGACAGGCCCCGCCACAGCCCAAGCCATGAGAACAGCAGGCAAGGGAGCAGAGCAGGCTGGCAGAGCGATTGAGCGCCGTATGGAGCCCGTTGTCAGGGGATGATCAAGCCCAAGGGTGGTAACTGGCTCCGTGGTGATGTTGAAAAAGCTCTTGATCCTTTGCTTGCACAAGGCATGATCAATAACCGCAACATTCCTTATGGCCCAGAATTTGATCTTGCTATCCGCCAACGTATTGAAGATTTAAAACAAGCCGCAAGCCAGCCAGACTACAAGGGTGGCGCAGGAAGGGTTGCCGAGCATCTTGAAAGAGAGATGGAAAACCCAAGAACAAATGAAGTTGCTTTGAACAAATGGATTCAAAGTAACTTGACCAACTATGTCAAGAAGGAAATGGGCACGCCTGAAGACCCAGTGCGTAAGCTGGCAGAGCAAGGCATCAGCCATTTGCCTAGAGACTTGCAAAACATTGAGATGACTTGGACGCCTGAAGAGTTGGCTAAAACACGCAAGCGTTTTGGATTTCCAGAAGAAGAAACCGCAACAAATCCAACTGCCAAGATGTGGGAGCAGATGGCTGACGAAATGATTGCTCCAAGCAGAGCTACAGAATTTGGGGAAAAAGCAAGACAGCAAAACCCTTGGCTTGAAAAATTAAACCCCTATGACACGGTCTACGAAACAATGCGTGGGATGCCTCAAGCTCTAAAATTTGACCATATTGTTGACGTGCTTAGGCAAGACGTAGCCTCTGGTCGCATCCGCCCTGAGCAACTGAACAAGGTCAGCATGGAGCAGGCTGTACGCCGCACCTTTGAGTATGACCAAGAGCTTGCACGTAAGATGAACGAGGCTCGTGCTACATCTCGTGCCGAGTTACCTGTTTATAAAGATTATCCAGAAGGCTTTAAGTGGGTGGAGCTGAACCGCCCCGGCGACTTTGCCGCAGAGTCAGACGCCATGGGACACTCAGTTCGTGGGTATGAGCCACCAAAAGGGCATCCTGATTGGGTAGAGGGTTCTAGTGATAGCGGTAGTTCATCATATGGTTTAGGTGGATGGGAAGCCATAAAAAGTGGCGATGCAAAAGTTTACTCATTAGTTGATGCCAAAGGCGAGCCTCATGTTACCGTTGAGGTTGGCAAAGCAAGACCAACTCAAGCCGACATTGAAAAGCAACCTCAAGAAGTGCAAGACGAATTTACAAGGCGTTTTGACAATTGGGTATATGGCATTGATTACAGACCAAGCCCAGAAGAAATAAAGCGCGAAACTGAACTTTTGTTTAAGGACATGAAAATTCCTACAAATGAACAAATTGTTCAAATCAAAGGCAAGGGCAACGCCAAGCCCAAAGACGACTACCTGCCATTTGTTCAGGATTTCGTTAAAGGCGCAAATTGGTCTGATGTTGGAGACCTAAAAAACACAGGCTTATACAGAGCCGACCCTGACGAGCTTGGTATGTTTATTCCTACTGATCCAAGACTGCAACACATGCCGGGACGCAGGTCAGAAGATTTTCATAGAGCTAAAGAAGCTGGCTTGTTTGGTGAAAACAAATATCTAACACGCAATGAATGGGAAGACATCCTGCGCAAACAAATTGAGTCTGAGTCTGGCCCTCTCCCGCCTTTGCCAGACGAAGGCATGAAGCGTGGAGGCAAGGTCTCCATCTCCAACAACCCTGACACTATGATGCTCGAGGTGAACAACCAAAAGATGAAGAACGGTGAGCCAGCTTATGCAGGTGGCAAGCTCATAATCGGCAAGGGTTTGAAAGCGGCTAAGCCCCCAAAGGTTGAAATCCCACGCATTGCCATGCAGTTTGGCAACGACCTTGAGCTGAACATGAACGAGGTTGAGAACTTGGCAAGGCGCTATCCTTCGGTGGATCGCATCAACATGAACTACAAGGACGTCACAAAGCGCGTCCCAGAGCTCACAGAAGCCGCTCAGAAGCTTCAAGCAGGTGAGCTTGACCGTGAGACCTACGCCAAGCTTGTGCAGGCTCTGAAGCCCGTTAAGCCCTACGACTTTGTACCCAAGCCTGCCACAGCAGAAGAAGCTAGGGGAGCACTGAAGGAAGATGCACGAGATACATACGGCATTCCATCCCAAACGCTTAAGGCTGGGCACCCAGTGGGTTTACGCTTGGACATCCCTGCCTACACAAACAAAGGTGTGTGGGTGCCCACTGTCCACGAGCAGGACTCTGGCTTTGGTGCAGGCAAGAAGATTGGTCACGAGAGCGTAGCCTCCGTGCTCAACCCTGAGTTCGGCATGTCTGAGAAAGCGGCTCTGAGCATTGCAAGCGGCAAGCCCAAGGGAACCATAGCAACGATCAAGGGTGATTGGAACCCAACGAGCGAGGCGGACATTATTGCCAAGGCTAAGGAGTATCTGAAGCACCCAGAGTGGCGTCAGGTTGGCATGGATCCAGAGCGTCACAGCTACTTCTATGATCGCGAGACCATGGCGCCTGTGATCAATGCTGAGGAGGTCATTCAGATCGGCCCCCTCGTGCTGGCAAAGAACCCCAAGTTTGGCAAGCCTGAAGACTTCAAGTACGCCAAGGGCGGCTTGGCTCACATGAAAGAGGGCGGTTCAGAAGACGACGCTAAGCCCTACTTCGGCGGTGCTGGCACAAAGAAGTACGCCCCTGCTAAAAAGCGAGCTGAGGACGCAGACGTCAACCTGCTCAAAGATCCGCGCACCTACGCCACTGTCGCTGGCTTCATGGGCGAACGTCCAGATGAGATGGGCTTTAGCGTCTTGCACCCTGACTACCAAGGCGTTAGAGAAGCGGCTGATCCTGCGTTCTATGCTGGTACAGCGTTAGGCGTTGCCCCAATGATGAAGGTGTTAAAAGCGCCAGCCATGGCGTTAGGCAGAGCTGGTGAGAAGCTTGCTGAGAATGTTGTTCCGCAGATCATGGAGCGTGGTGGCGTTGGAGCTGACATTCTTGGTGGGCTGGCGCAGGGTACACGCTCAAACATCCACTTGCCACACACTGAAAAGAGCCCCGATCCCACAGTGGGAACACGCTATAAGCGCACAGACATTGGCGGCTTAGTTCCACGCAAAGATCTGGACATTGAGAAGCTTGACAAGTCCAGCGTGAAGGTTTTCCCTTGGGATGCATCTGACCGCAACAAGCTTGTGACTGAAGTCAGTGACATACCGTTGACCAATCCTGTGTTGCTAGAAGGTGGCGACAACTACATGCGTGACATCAAGCACGTCAAGAAGCGTATTGCTGGCGCTTCTAACGAAGGTATTGCAAACCGCATTCAGGATCGTATTGACCAAGCCTCCGTAGAGAACCAGATTCTTGGTGGCACTGGAAAGGTTTTTGGCTTCCCCATCCGTATGGCTGACAAGGCTGAACATGCGTCAACATTCCCAACTGACATTGCGATGGACTTGCTTAAACAGGGTAACCTCAGCAGAAAAGAGCTAGATGACCTGACCAATGAGTTGCGTGGCATGTCTTTTGAAGCTAAAGGCAAAGGTTACTTCCAGAACGTCGCGCCAATTGATTCGCCTGAGTTCTTGGTTCAGCTTCGCGAAGGCATCAAGGGCAACAAGGAAAAAGGCATTACGTCTGTTACGGACATGAATTTGCGTCGGGCACTGATGGATCGCCTGAGCCAAAAGAAGTTTCAAAAGCGCCTTGAGTACAACTATCCAGACCTAATCGGATCTGTCATTGCAGACGAGCTTAAAGGCGTCCCAAAGGGATATGCCAAACATGCCTGTAGAGTTTTTGATGTCAAACACATTTGAAGGCATCTATCGTGAGATGAAGGCGTTGTACCCAAGCGCAAAGCCAGAAGCGTTGCGCAACATGGCTATTGGAGCTATGGAGAAGCGCAAGGAAAATATCTCTGAGATGATCGGCCCTCGCTCCATCGATGCCGTCAAGCTCTACCAAGAAGGCTTGAAGCAGGGCGAGTTTGATCCTAACGACATCAAGCAGATCTATGATTACATGCGTAGGAAGAAGTTTCAGCTTAAGCTTAAAGACGGCGGAACCGTTAAAAAGCCAGCAGGAGCTGTCAAGCAACCAGCCGCCTACATTGATGGCAGTGAGTTCGTAGAAGCCGCTCAGAAGTACGGCATCAAGGACAGCATGAACAACCTCAACAAGATCGTAGACCTTGTCAACAAGGGCTTGTCAGTAGATGACGCGGCGCGTCAAGTTGCTGACAGTGGTATGCACAAAGCCGCTGGTGGTGCTATCACTGGTGACGATCTGATCTTAGAGGAGAGACCGCTATGAGTTTACTTCGTGGACTAGCTGACATCGGCGTACAAGCCACAAAGAAAAAACCCTTCTACTCCGCTGTGGATGAGACGCTTGCTAACCTCAAGCGCAACAAGGGTACAGGCGCTGAGTTTCTAACCGAAGTCATGAAGACCAAGGGCGTTAAGCCTGCGGAGATTGCTGATCGTAAGCTTGAGCAGGCGTTCAAGGACAAAGGCAAGATGACCAAGCAAGAGGCTCAGCAAGTCTTAGCTGATAACCCTCCACCTCAAGTTAGTGAGCGCCATCTTACAGAGATCAGTGACACCGAGCGCGATGACTTGTTACGAGACAGGATCGAGACTTCTGGATATGACTCATGGGATGAGGTTCCTAGTCGTGTAATACGGAAATGGAACGAAGAGATTGATGAAGATCTTGAGAAGTACAGTGAATACAAAACCGCTGGTGGTGAGAACTACCGCGAGATGTTATTGAAGTTACCTAAACTAGACACATCAAAAGGCGACAACAACTATTGGTCAACTCATTTTTTGCAAGACCCTAATGTTTTAGCGCACATGCGTGTGCAAGACAGGCTTATTCCCCAGCCCCCACAAAAGGGCTTCTATGTTGTCAACAATACGTCTGGCAGGAAATCACAGATGTTTAATACGCCTGAAGAGTTGCAGGCTTATGTTGAGACTTTGCCTGAGAACATACGCAACAACGTAACGATGGCACAGGGTGAGCAAAAGACTCCGCCTAAAAAGATCTTGCAGGTTGAAGAGATCCAATCTGACTGGCATCAAACTGGTCGCAAGAAGGGATACAAGCCCGATGACTACATAGAGCAAAGCAATGCGCTTGAAAAAGAATTTAAAGATTTAGTTAACAAGCGCGGTCAACTTCGTGATGAAGCTGAGCGCATAGGTTATCGAGGCGAAGGACACAGAGCCTTAGTTGATGAGGCAAACATCATCACCCCCAAGCTCATGCAGTTGCAAGAGCAAAGGGACGAGTTGCAGAACATCATCAATTACGGTGTACCTGACGCTCCATTTAAAAAGAACTGGCACGAGCTGGCTATGAAACGCCTACTTAACTACGCCGCTGAGAATGGATACGACAGTATTGCAATCTCGCCGGGTGCCGAGCAATTCAGGCGCTACGGCAGTGAACGCATCGATTGGAAGAAGAGCGACGACGGTTGGACTGTAGGAGCCAAAGAGCAATACGGTGGCGGATACGGCAATGAAGACATTGAAAATCTAGCTCGTGATCGCGGTATATTGCTTGAGAGGGGTGGCGATCCAGTCAAGACAAAAGAAGACCTGCACCGAATCATGAGCATAGTCATGCGTCGTGATAACACTAAAGAGCAAATAGATAAGCTCACGAACCGCGTATGGGATCGTATGCAGACGGAACCAGAAGGTACATCCTTACCCCGAAAGGAAGGTATGGAAGGCTTTTACGACAAGATGCTGACCGACTACCTAAACACTTTTGGCGATAAATACGGCGCCAAGGTTGAGATGAACAGTATTCCTGTATCCACCAGAGACCCTAAGAGCACATCTTGGGGCGGTGGTATGCGTGGTGATCACCCATTCATTACCGTCCAAGACCTCAATGAACCATTTGATGGCATGGTAGATCTGATGAGGCGTGATCCAGAAACTGGCGAAGAAACTTTAGTTGGCAGAATGGCAAGGGCGGACTCTGAGCGTCTCATGGCTGAAGAGCTTCAGAAGCTGGACACGTTTAACCAGATCAAGCTCCACAACTTCCCCATCACACCAGAGATGCGTGAATCCATCAAGCAGAAGGGTCTACCCCTGTACCAACAGGTTGGCATCCCAACGGCTGGCGCTGGCGCGGCATCTCAAATGCTTGAGCCTCAAGAAGAGCCTGAATACAGCAAGGGCGGATCAATTGCCAAGATGGCGGCTCTTGCTAAGATGAAGAAGATGAAGGAAGAGATGGCGCCTAGAGCTGAGGCTGTTAAAGCTTTGATCGCTAGGGATCAGAACAGATACCTTGCCGACGTTGTCCCTAACTCACTGACAAACGCTGAGATCAAGGCAGAGATTGAGCGTATGGCGGCTAAAGCCCCAATGATCATGAAGCCTAGCGCATTGACTGAGCTAAAGAAGATTGTCCAGCAAGAGAAGGGTGGCTACGGCGCAAGGCGTGTAGAACGTGCGTCTGACGAAGTGCCAAACCTTGAGAACCTGTACAACCTAGATGCGCTCAAAGAACGGTTTCTAGGCGACAACGCCAAAGCGTTGATGACCATGAGTCCAGCGGACTTTGAGAAGTTTGCGTCTGAGTTGCAAGGTAAGACAAGCGTAGGCCCAAAGGCGGCGGAGTCAGCCAAGCAGGGCGAAATTACTAAGTACACCGTACCAACAAATGAGTATGTCAAACACCTTGAGCGAATTGCTATGTTTGATAGCGTTCCTTACCTTAACTTGGCAAAAGAAGAAGTTGGTCTGCCATTACTCCCCTACATTTCAGGTCATGAAGGTCGCCACCGCAGTAGAGCGTTGGCTGGCAGGGGTGAGAAGAGTAACTTGGTTGGTATAACCCCAACAATGGATCTGCGTGAGGGATTGCCACGGCGCTCTCAAGAAGAATTTATTGAGGCGATGAAAAAAGAATTAGAGTTGTCTGGTGGTTTGGTGTTGCCACAATCCGAGCCTATGCTTGGTGGTCGCCCACCAATTATTCTGCCTGATGTCTACGCTAAAGGTGGCGCAGTTAAACCAAAAGTTAAAGACGCAAAAAGCGGCAAGGTTACAATGACCAAGAACCGCGATACTATGTTCATGGAACTGAGCAACAAGAAGCTCAAAAGGAAATAAGCTATGGCGACACAATTCCCACAAGACCAAAACGCTGGTCGTTTTATCGACGGGTTAAAGAACGAACAGGTCGATGAGGACGAAGGCATTGAGTATGAGATGCCCCCAGAAGACGCTGAGGTCGAGGAGTTGCCTGACGGCTCTGCCATTGTTCGCATGGAGAGCAAGGGGCCCATGGAGGACGAAGACTTCTACGCCAATTTGGCAGAAGAGATTGACCCCTATGACCTGAACAAGATTGCCCTGCGGTACATGGACTTGGTCGAGAACGACAAGAAGTCTCGAGAGGAGCGCGACAAGAAGTACGAAGAGGGATTGAAGCGTACGGGCATGGGGAATGATGCCCCCGGCGGTGCTACCTTCATGGGCGCCAGCAAGGT